AGCTCGCGCAGTTTGCCAATGGGCACACCCAGCCCGTCGGCAATGGCTTTGGCCAGGCGCGGGGTTTGCTCCATGATGCTGTTGAGCTCTTCGCCGCGCAGGGTGCCCGATGACAGCCCTTGACCTAGTTGCACCAGCGCGGCCTGCATGGATGCCGCGCTGCCTCCGCTGATGGTCATTGCCTGACTGATGGATTTGGTGACATCCAGCAGGCGGGTTTGCGATACGCCTAGTTCCTTGCCAGCGCGGGCGATAGATGCGTAAGTGTTGCCCAGCTCTGTGAATGACACCCGGCCCTGTTGGGCGATGGTGAATAACTGGGTGTAGGCGGTTTTTGCTTCTGCCACGCTGTTGCTGGATAGTCGCAACTGGGTTTGCAGCGTGGTAGCCGCGTCGGCCATTTTTACCAAAGCCATAACTGAGCCGACGGTGGCTAGGCCGGCCATGGCATTACCGAGTAGGTTGGTCTGTGTTGCTGCTTCGCGGGTGGCCTCGCCCACTTTAGTGATGCTTTTGGCCGCGTTGTCTAGCCCTGCGGCAGCACCTGGGAGCTTTAAGGCGTTGTCGATCTTGCTGGCTGAGTCAACAACCTTTTTAGCTGCGCCATCAACCTTGTTGAGTCCGTCGGTGACTTTATCCAGCCCTGCGGCTGCACCTGGCACTTTAAGCGCGCCGTCTATCTTGCTGGTTGAATTGACAACCTTGACCGCTGCGCCGTCGATCTTGTTGAGGCTGTCAACTGCGCCATCCAGCCCGGTGTTGACCTGCGCCTGGCCTTCTAGCGATAAGCGGATGCCGACTTCAGTCATTGCCATGATCAACCCTTTTTGTCTTGCTCGGCTTTTTCTGCCTTTTCACCCCATGCGCGCAGGGTGGCGTTTTCTGCTGCGCAGATGCACTCAAATGTCTGTTTGCGCTGTTTGCCTTTCATGCCGGTGTCGCGCAAGTAAGCCAGCACGCTGGTGTAATCCAGCCCGGTAGCGCCACCCATGCCGCCGGTGCGCCATTGGGTTTTCACTTTTTTCCAGTGCGCCCATGTTTTGACGTTGCAGGGCCATAGGTAGGCTTCCTCTGCTGGCGGTTCATCGTCCGTTGCGTCAGGCGATACAACCCCGGCCAGTACAACCGCCCATGTGCCTGCGGGTTGTTGGTGCTGGCTTTGCTGGTCATCATGGGTCTGGGACGCTACGGCATAGGCCAGCGCGGCTAGTTTTTTGCTTTGGCCCCGACCTCTGTGAGGTAGGTTTGGAATGCGACTGCACCGACACCGCTGATCTTGCACAGTTGGCGCAATGCCTCGTCGCTGTAGGGTACCGGCTTGTCGTCGTCATCACGCACGCCAGACCAGTCTTCTACAACGTCGGCCATAAAGTCCACAATGCTGTTTTCGGTGTCGGTTTTGATCTTGTTGGTGATTTGCTCTTGCTCCAGGCGTTGGCAAGTCAGTTTGAAGCTGAAGGGCTGGGCGATGCCGTTTGCGTCATTGATGGTGCCTTTGACGTTAAAGGCGACGGTGTTGGAGACGGTGATTTTGATGGCCATGGTGTTTTATCTGGTTGGGTTGCAAAAAGGCCCGGTTCAGGAGCGACCTGGGGGCGTGAAACAAAAAATGAATGCAGCGCGGGGGTTAGCCGCGCCGCTGTGGGCTTTATGCGCCGTAGCTGATGGCGCGGCCATCAAAGCCGATCGAGGCGGTGATTTGCAGCGGGGTTTCCTTGCTGCCGATCTCGGGCACTTCGCTGCAAGCGATGTTGCCGTAGCCATAGACACGGCCGCCACCGGGCAGAACCAGCTTGAAGACGCACTTGCTGAACGAGCGGGTCAGACCTTGCAAGGTTTGGATGGTGGCGTTGGTGGGGTCATAACCCAGCTTCATGTCAATGCCGATCGCTTCAAAGCCGACGGGCTGCTTGCTGGCCTGGCGCGAGCCGATGGGGTCAACCGTGCCATATTTGATGCCGCCGCCGTTGGTGGTGAGGGTCAGCAATTGCGGGATTTCAACCCAATCTGACACCTTTTTTGCCGTGCCTGCACCCGTGCCTGCGGCGTAAACGTTGGTGTCGGTGGCGTTAAGGCCAAGCAAACTAAAGGTGTCGGCGCTGAGTTGGTCAACTTCAAAAACGGTATCACTTGCATCTTGCCAGCCACTGGTGAGCATGATGGGGTCGCCGTCGGTGTAGCCGTGGCCGGTAGACGTGGCGACTGCCGGGGTGGCGTTGGTGATGGCCGAAACGGTTTTTTCACCGGCCATGGTAGTAGAGAAAAAGCCTTTTGTGCCGGCGGGGAAATGGTAAGCCATGATTAAAAATCCTTACGGTTGCGCCTTGCGGGCGCGGGTCTTGATGGGTTTGGTTTCTGTGACATCGGGTAAAACTTCTACCGGCTTGGGTGATGTGTCGATTACCCAGCCTGCGCGCTGATGGTCGGCAACGCAAGACGGGTGAACCTGGATGGATTCGCCCGCTTTGGTCATGACAATCAGCGCGTCCATGGCGTTTAGCCAAGCACAATGGCAACGTGCTCGCTCTGCACGACTTTGAAGCCGTAGCAAAGGTGCAAGCGCCAGGTCACCATGCCGTCGCCGGCGATTTGCACCAGCAGGTAGGTCAGTCCTTGGCCGTCGCTGATCATGGTGCTTTGAATCAGCGGGTTGGGCGGCATGACCGGCGGGCGCATGATGCCGACCACGGCGTTACGCTCAAAGGCCAAATTGGCCGTGAAGCTGTCGCCGATGGTCATAGCGTTTGCCGTGGCAATGGTGACGCGTGCGCCAGGGCGGCCAAGGCTGATCGTGCCGGGTGCGGCGACACCGGTGTTCACCACGTACTTGTTGACCGTGTCAGCGGCAAAAGTCACCACGTCGCCGGCCAGTACCGTGCCAGTGCCTGTCACCAGTGCGATGTCTTTGACCCCGGCGGCCGTGGAGCCGCTGGTAACGTAGCTGGTGCCGTCGCCCTTGGTGTGGGTGGCAATACCGGCTGACTCGCGGATGCTGAAGCCAAACTGGCGCATCAGTTCGCCACTGCGGCGTTCTGCGTCTGTGCCTGCCTGGTAGGCTTGCTGGATGATGCCCAGCTTGCGGGCTGCCACGCCTGCGGTGCTGTTGATGCACAGTTGCAGGTCTGACATTGGCGCGCCGTTGTCAAACAACACCTTGCGCACGTCGGGGATGATGGCGATGTCGCTGGCAAAAGGGTTTGTGCCTGCCGTGCCAACAGCGCGCGATGCACCTTCTTTGATGGCTGCAGCGCAGGCCACCTCGGCCCCATTGCGCAGGGCTCGCATTCCTTGGGCGATCATCTGGCGCACCCATTCGCCGTCTGTGCCGCCGTTTTGCAGGCTGCGCAGTTGTTCGCCGGTCATGTTCCAGCTAACCATTTTGTTGGCCGTGATGGATACGTCAACCGTGGAGGCGGTAGCGTCCGTGCCGGCCGTGGTGGTCATGGCCGGGGTGTAGTCGGCGGTGCTGCGGGTGGGCGCGATGGGGATTTTGACGGTATCGTTAAGAGACACGGCTTTGTCGTCAAAGCTGGCAGCAATGCCGCTGATGACACCAAAGGGTTCTTGTGAGACTTCCTGCGCGGCTGAGTACAGCACGGGCTGTAGGGCAGTAAATACGTTTGCCATGGGTTACCTTTAAAAGTTAGGCTTCGGTGAGGGTGTAGCCTTCGGCCATCTTTGCGGCTCGCTCTGTGGGGCGTAGCGCATCGAATGCGGCCTGTGGCATGGTCTTGGAGGTCTTGCCCCCACTGTCCCGAAAGCCACTTCCCGTGCCTTGCGGTGCTTTGACCAAGTGCGGCTTTTCCGTGGCGATCAGCTTCGCGCCGTCGCTCAAGGGGATAAACCGGCCGTCTTTGGTCTTGAATAGAAACTCGTCGTCTTGTTGCTCGATGGCGCGTGCCAGCAATAGCTCGGCTGCCTCGGTGTCATGAAACCCGCCCGCTGCAATGGCCTGCGAGATAGCGGTTTGCTTTTTCGCCTGCGTCATTTGGGCCACCATCGCTTCGCGCGCCTTGACCGCGTCGTCACGCTCACGCTCGAAACGCTTTAGCCGCGCCTCAAACTGTTTGAGTGATGTATCGGCCTCGGTCTTGACTGCTTTCGGGTCTGGCAGGTTGTCCAGATCGTCAAGCGTTTCAATACCAAGCTTGTCAAGGATTTTTGAGTGTGCGGTTTGCAACTCATCAACCTTTGCTTTCAGCGCTTTGCGCCCGTCGATGGATTCACGCTTGGCCGCGTCGCGCGAGCCAGCTAAATCGTCGAGGTGCGACTTCAAAGCCGCCAGCGTCTCGCTGTCGAGCTTGTCTTTGATGGTGTCCAGTTCAAACATGGGGTGGGTAAATGGCCTATGAGGGTTTGAGCCTTGCCGTCTCGGCTTGCTCTGTGGGTGAGCATGAAATCTGTTTGTCTAGTCATTGACTTTTTTTGAGACAGTTTCAATTGACATTCACCGTCAATATGCAAACCACTGACACCCATTACCCTGAGCGTTTTACTTTTCTGGCCGAGGCGCTGAACGGCAGCGGGGGCTTTGCGCCAAGCGTGCTGCACACAGTTGATGCGTCTGGATTAAGCAAACCCTACGCGGTCACCAGCAAGTGCCACCTGATACCGTACCCGCGAGAGAGCGGGTTAAAGTTTGCAGCGCGGGCTGCCGTTGCGGTTTATGAGAATCACCTGCGCGCGGCTTGCGAGCGTTTTGTGGGTTACATCGCCAAGCGGTCCCCGGTGCGTGATGGCTTGAATAATCCGCTGGTGGATGCCATGGTTCAGGATGCTGATTGGGCCAATAATCACATTGACGTGTTTTGGTCAACATTCATGGTCGAAGCCAAGGCGCGCGGGTCCATGCTGCTGTTGAT